CTCAATTAAACGATTTAGCTGGGAACACTCAAATAGGTGCGGGAACAACGTGGCGATGCGTCGGAACCGTGCTAACTTCAACTTTAGTGGCTCTTGACTTTCAAAATTTCACCTAGAGATATTAAATATATTTGTAAAATCACCACAGTATATTTAATGCAAAAAATCCTCTTATTCCTATATCATTTTTGTGTCTTAAATGATATAAATATCTTCTTTTATTTGCATGTTCTAAATCTTTTTCTTCAATATAACTTGGATAATCTAAATAATTTTTGTTTCCTATACTTGTAATATAACCACCATTTTTATTAAATACATCAATTTTATAATCTCCTTTATTTGATGGTTTTATTATTACATTTAATTTTTTAGCCCTATCAAAAGAATATTTTTTAATTTGATACATATATATATATTTATACAATATTTTCTTTACTTTCATTTCTTCTTTGTAATTCTATTTCATCAACTTTCTCTTCTAATTCAACATTTCTTTTTATAACTAATCCACAGCAAGAGATATTTTCACACTTTGATTTATATAATAATTTTGTTGATGCTAATATACAGGCAATTATACTTGTTATAAAAAAACTCCAAAATATTTCACTCAGCATTATACAATTAGTTTATAAATTAATTATATAAATAATAATAAAAAGTAAAAATAAAAAATAAATAAAATAAATTAACTCATTGTAAGATTAAAAGGTATATAGTATTTAGTTTTATATATAAGCTTTAAAATATAGAAGAGTTTGAATTAATATATTTCTTTTTATTTTTTACTTTTCTAAAGAGTCAGAGAAAATAAAAAGAAAAAATAATAATAATATACTTCTATTAATATTATATATATAAGTAATAAAAAATATATAGAGTAATTTTATTATTTTATTTTATTTATTTTTATTTAAAAATTTATTATCTATATATATATATATATAGATGAATAAAAATATACCTTGTTTAATTTGCAATGTTGATTTAGCAACTCAAAAAAAGTTTGATGCTCACTGTTTGACAAATAAACATTTAAAAAAAGTTAATGGTGGAGTAGTTGAAGAAATTGAGTGTAAAACATGCAATGTTAAATTTGCAAGTGAAAGTGCTCTTACAATTCATTTGAATACAAAAAAACATTTAGAATTAGTTAAAACAGATGGAGTTAAAATAGATAAGTGTTGTAATGTGTGCGACTTAAAATTTTTGAGTCAGACAAGCTACGCAATCCACTGTGATACAAAAAAACATCAAAGTAATATTTTATTTGCTGATACTGGTATTAATAAGATGAATTGTTTATATTGTGATTATTTTTCTGATAATTCAAGTAATTTATCACGCCACATTGATAATATACATCCTACTTATCCAAAAATAAAAGATGGACTTTTAAACGGCAAAGTATTGGATGAAATATATTCTATTCTTAAAAAACAACAAAGATATTGTTATTCACGATTAATATTTTTAAAAAAGAAATACGAAGAAAGTGCAAGTGCCAAAAATGAAAGACGATACAATGAGTTTAAAAATAAATATAGTGGTGCATTTGCAATTATTAAAAAACTTGAAGACAGATTTAATCTTAGTAATAAAAATATTGTAGCTGTTAAAAAAATAGAAATTGAAGAAGATGAAGAAGAAGACGAAGAAGATGAAGATGATGCAAGAGACGAGGAAGAGGAAGAGGACGAATATATTGATGAATTAAAAGAAGAAGTAATAAAAACTCGTAAAAAAATAGATACTAAAAGAGTAGAATTATTAAATTTACAAAATGGATTTGATGAAATGAAAGTAAAATTTGAAAATGATAATAATGGTATTTTTCCTTATCTTAAAAATGAAATTGAATCGTTAAAAATAGAAATAAAATTATTAGAGGGGTTGATTGTTTAATTCTTTATCTTTTTTTGCTTGTTCTCTTTTTGGTTTAACAACATTATTATAATAATCTTTTTTCTTTTGTAAATAAATTTTATATTGTTCTTCATTTTCTTTTAATTTATCCATCCATTTCTTATTTTTCTCTTTGCATTTTTCAGGATATTTTTTTTGATAAGTAGATACTCCATCTTTAATTCTTTGATACGCTTTTTCGGCTGGTGTTAAAATTATTTCATTTTCCATTTATATATATATATATATATATAGATAAAATATTTAATTAATTATAATTATTTTCTTCTTTTTCCACCTTCTTTATCATCAAATATTACTCCTTTTTGTTTTTTTTTTAAAAAAACAAAATCTGGTTTATTTTGTTCTGGAATGACTTCTTTTACTGGGATAACTTCTTTTACTTTTTTATTAAAATCTTTTTTAATTTCTGTAATTGTTTTTAATTCTGGATATTTATTATTTGTTTCTTTTTCTAAAAAGTTTTTAATATTATTATATTTATTAAAATAAAAACTTGGGTTATTAGCAATACTACCTTTCTTTTTTTTTCCTGTTAATAAAGGTGTAATTGCAAATGCTAATAATTGAGAATTGTACATTTTTGCTATTTCGTTCAATTCAGCCGTTTTTTCAACAATTTCTTTTTCTTTTTCTTTTTCTTTTGAGGTTTTAGTTTTTTTATATCTAACTTCTATATCATCATCATCTTCTTTTGATTTTTCATCATCAGAATCACTTTCTATTTCGTATATTTTTTTATTTGGAGTTTCTTTTATTAATTTTTGTTTTGGTTTTTCAACAATTTCTTTTTTTATTTTGTCATCTGGGATAACAACAACTTCTTTTTCTTTTGGTTTTTCAACAACTTCTTTTTCTTTTGGTTTTGGAATAATACTATTTAAATATTCAAATTTTTCTTTTAATTCTTTTAATTCAATTAAATATTCTTTTACAGTATATTCAGAAAGAGACTTTTTTATATCTCCATTTATTTTATACAGAGATTCATTTATACGGTCAGTTTTATTCATTATTTCTTCTTTTTCTATTTCAATTTCTTCTAATGTGTAAATAGATAGGGTCTCTGTTTTATTAGTTGATATTCCTATTGATTTTTGTTTATTTCTGGTTGTCAAATTTCCTGTTTTTAAAACAGGGTCAATTATTTTTGTCTTTCCTGTTTTTGTTTCAAATTCCATTTTCGGAACATCAAGAATGATAGAATTAAATTTAGGTTTCCACCTAAATTTATCCCTTATATCATGCCATTTTTTAATCATTTTATTCATTTTATTTTCAAGATATAAATATCTTTTACCATCTTTAGTATTTAACCAATTATCAAATTCCGTATAATCATACAAATGCGGACTAAAGACTTTTACCATTTCACCCGTTTCTGCACTTCTTCTTTCTTCTTTTGGTTTTGGTCTTTTTCTCTGTAAATCTTCTTTTTCTTTTAACATTTTTTGATACTTCGGTGATTGAAAAATTTTATTGCTTTTTTCTATTATTTTATCTAAATCTTTGGTAATAGCACTTTCACCGTTATTTTCTATTTTTGCTTCATCACCTTCTATTATTTTTATTTTTATTGATTTTTTACCGTTTCTCGTTGTCAATTGTCCTGTGGGGGTTGTTCCTTTAACTTCTTTCGGTATTCCTGATTTTGTAAGATTATATAATGATGGTATTTTTACTCCTAATTCTCCAAATTTTATAAATCCTCCTATCATTGTATCTTCTGGTAATCTTTGTAAAATATCACTTGAATGTTCGGTAATAGGATTTAAAGAATTACTATCAATTGTTATATTTTTATTCTTTTTACCAAAAAAACCTTTAACAGTATCCACTGCCCCTTTTAAAGCACTTGGAACATCTAAAGAACTTCTAACATTATATTCATTTTTTTTTTCAGATTCGCCCAACCAAGAAGGATTGACATTTATTATTTCTTTTGCATTAGCACCAATTTTACGGGTTATAACTGATGATTGAGAGTGTCCCACTAATGATATATTCTTCTCGCCGTATTTTTTAACAATTTTATTATACATTTCTTTTGCTCTTTTAAATCTATCTGTATTTTCGTATTGTCCTACAACGTAAGCTATATTATTACTCCAATCTGTAATACTCTTTTCAGTTCCTCTAAAAACTGCTATACAATGAGAACCATTATAAAAAGTTGTTATTTCACTATTTGATAAACTTTTTATTTTTTTGTATCCGTCAATGTCTTCATTCATTTCGGGATGGTAAGATGCTTTTATAAACTTATTTAAATTACTTGCACTGATTGCCCCACCTTGTATATTCATTTATATAATATATATATAAATAAAAAATCTAATTCAAATATATATAATGTTAGAAGATTTTTTATTTAGGCCTAATGAATGTTGTATTTGGAGTAATCAAAATTTAATAAATAAATTGCGCAATGCTAATAATAAAAATATACTTTTACAAGAAAAAATATTAACTCTTTGTATCTTCTTACTACTTTTAAAAATCAGAATTTAAGTCTTTTTTAATTTCTAACATTTTATCAAGTTCTTCTTTTGTTATATTTGAATTATCGTTTAAATTTAACTCATTGTCGCCGTATTTTATATAATATACTTTATCTTTTAATAGTTGTATTTGCTCTTCAAGTTCTTCTTTATTAAATATTAAATTTTGCATTATTTTACACTTTTTATTTTTAAGATGTGTATTATACCATTGAAGATTCGTATCTGCATTACAAATACTACAAATAATTTTAACATTAAAAAACTTCCAATACTTTTCTTTTGCTCTTTCTAAATATTCCACTTCTTTTTTTAATTTTCTAATTTTAGACATTATTATATATTACTTATATTTTATTTATATATTACTTATATATTATTTAGTTTAGTAATACTTATATAAAATAAAATAAAAAATAAAATAAAATAAAAGTAAAAAAGAAAAAGAAAAAAATAAAAATAAATAAATATATACTTACTCACCTCGTTTTTAAAGCCCTATAGGGAAATGGTTTTGTATAGGGCTTTGAAAATTAAGAGGAGTTTGAAATAATTAATTTATTTTTATTTTTTTCTTTTTCTATTTTTCTTAATTATTTTAATATAAGATTGTAATGCTATAATATCTTATAAAATGCCAAGATTAAATATTAATTATCAAAAAGCAATAATATATAAATTAGTTTGTAATGATTTATCAATAGTATATATATACATTGGATTAACAACAAATTTTATAAAAAGAAAACAAGCACACAAAGACGCGAGTAATAATCCAAATAACAAAGCGTATAATGAAAAAAAATATCAAATAATTCGTGAAAATGGTGGGTGGGATAATTGGAAAATGATAATGATAGAAGAATACCCGTGTAATAATTCATTAGAAGCAAGAAGACGTGAAAGATATTGGCAAGAACAGATTGAAGAGCCAATGAACAGTATAAAAGCACAAAGAAGTCGTATTGAAAGAACGGCTGATACAACAGAAAAAAGAAAAAATAAATATGAATTAAATAAAAAATATTTATTAGAACAAAAAAAACAATATTACATTGATAATAAAGATGAAATAAATAAAAAAAAAAGAGAGATATATTTACAAAAAAAATTATTAAAAGAATAATATTATTTTTAAATATTTTTAACCATTTTAATACCTTTTTCAAACATCAAAACAGGAGGGGCTGTATTTGAAATACATATCCACCTTGATTCAATTTTTTTAATTTCTTTAATTTGTTGTCTTGTAACGCCAATATAATTTTCTAAAAGATTGTCTATAACTCTTGGAGGCGAACCTTGAGGAAAATATACAATTAGATGGGCTTCGTTTAAAATTGTTTTAGTTTCGTGACCCTTTGTTGCAAGATGAGATGTATAACAACAACTTACTGATTCGTGTCGTCCTGTTTCAAGAATTTTATTAAGAATACTACTAATTTTTAGTTTTAATCGTTTATCACTGATACAATCTGTGTCATCAAAAATAACCATTGAATCTTTATAATTTTCAATTTTTTCTAATTCTTTATCATTTATAAAATTCTCATCTAATTTCATTTTCTTTAATCCTTTTATTTTATCTAATGAACCTGCATCAGTTGTAAGAGAACTAAATAAAATAACATCATTTTTGGGATGTTGTTTTTGATATTCTTTTACGTATTTCATTACAAACCAAGATTTACCACTTCCACTTTTACCACTGCAATATATAATATTTCTACTTTTTGAAGAGTCAGGTATTGGTTGTATAAAATCAGTATCTTTACATTCAATATTTTTTAATCCGCTTTTATCACTATTAACAAAAACAGATAATTCGTCTTTATCATTTTTTATTTTACAAATTAAACTACCATCATTAAAATTTAGGGACATTTATATAATATACTAATATAATTTAATATTTTTATTATATAAATCTATTATATATAATAAGATGAATACATTAAATCAAAGTTTAGTAGATAAATTATATTACGATATCACATTTACAAATTTGGCGTCAGACCAAACAATATCACCAATAGTAAATTTTAATGAAACTCGTAATTTACCGTTTATTTTAGACCCTGAACAATATTATTTAAGTATAATTAGGTTTTCTCTTGATACATCATCTTTACCTATATTTATACCTACAATTGTTCCAAATCAACCTGACATTAATTTAACTATTTATTCAGTGTCAATGAGTTATATAGTAAATAGTAATAGAATAGTAAATAGAACATTTATTAAATTTAGACCTCAAAATTTGATAGCTTCTTTACCATCACCACCCTCAACTAATCCTGAAGGAGTACAGGATAACTCAACAGGATATTATTATATATATACTTATCAATTTTGGATATACTTAATAAACATTGCATTTGAAGAATGTTTTTTAAATTTAAAAGCATTAGTGGAGTTAGCAGGCGGGACAATGCCTACAATTTATCCACCTATATTAGAATTCGACACGATAGATAAAACAGCAGTTATAAATGCAGATGTGAATGCTTACGCATCTAATTTACTAAATCCATTAATAATGTATTTCAATAATAATTTAGGACAGTTATTCTCATCATTTCCTTTATATATAAATTCTGATACAGGCGACCCGCTTGGGTTAAATTACGTAATTGCTTTTTCTGTTTTTGGAGGTTCTACACTTATTCAATATCCACCTATAAATCCTACTTACGAAGCAATTCAATGTTGGCAAGAATATTCAACAACGGCGATTTGGTCACCCGTGCAATCAATTGTTTTTACATCCACTCTTTTACCAATTGTTAGTAATCAATTATCAAATCCTATTATTTTAAATAATGGTGCTAATATAAATAGTAATGGTAATAATGCTAATTTTGCTCAAATACTTACTGATATGATGGTTGAAAATAGTGATTATAAACCGTCTGTTCTATACAACCCTACGGCGGAATATAGACTGTTAGAAATGATAGGCAACACACCTTTATATACGATTGATATTCAAATATATTGGAAAGATAGGAGAGGTGCTTTAATACCATTTAGACTAGGCCCTGGTTCTACAGCAACAATAAAATTATTATTTACAAAGAGAAAGAATTTATTAATTCAAGATATAGGTGGAACTAAATTTACTCATTAAAAATAAATATATAGAAAAAAATATATATAGTATAATTATATATAAATGAGTGATTTAAAAACAGCTTTAATTTTAGATAGTCGTATAGAAAATTTAACTGATGTTGAATCTTTCGGAGTTAAATCAAGCGGACAGAATATTACATTTCAACAATACGCGGCGTTGTCTGCTTCATCATCCCTTATTACATACCAATTGCAAATCCCCTCAGAACAAATCTGTGTAGATAGACATTTTATTCAACAAAGTACATTAACTTTTCAAATTAACATGTCGTCAATTAATTTAGCAAATGGGACTACGGCTAATATTCCTGTAGGTGCTAATGTTTTTAATTGGGGTAATACAGAGGCGTGGGCTCCATTTCCTTTAACTCAGTGTTTTTCAACGATGCAATCAACTATTAATAACTGTTCAGTATCTATAAATATTGGTGATATATTACCTCAATTTTTACGAATGACATCTCAAGAGGCTCTACAAAAATATAATAGTGGGACTCCTTCTTTAGTTGATGACAGATGGGGAATGTATAGTAATGCTGCGTCAAATTATAATGGTGCTCCACCTGCTACGGCGGTATATACAACTCCTTCAAATTGTAATCCATTGGGAGGAATGGATAGTTCTTCTTACGATAACAGTTATTCTCCTCGCGGTGCATTTCCTACACTTGTTTCAGTATATCAATATGACGCGGGGGGGAACTTTATTTCAAATTCTTCTATTTGTGCTACTGCTGGAAATACTTTTAAGGTTGTTGTTCAGGCAACATTTTCAGAACCACTTTTACTTTCACCATTCTTAAATTGTTCTCCTCACGGAAACCAAGCTGGCTTTCTTGGACTTAATACACTTACATTGAATTTAAATATTAATTCATTAAATAGAGTTTTAAGAACGGCTCAAAGTGTTCCTCTTAATGCTGGCGGATTAGTTCCACTTTACAATTGGCAATTAAAAGGCGGGTGTGATACTTTTGTTGGCGCTCAACCCTTATCCGCTACACAGTTATTTACAAATACTCGCTTACTTTGTCAATTTTTAACACTTCAACCGTCTCAGGTTGCGAGAATTGCTCTCAGAAATGTGTGTGAATTTACTGATTATCCGCGATTTATTACTGCATTTAACGGGGCTTTAGCTTACCCCGCTGCTGATTATCCTAATACGGCATCTATCCCTGCCCTTGTTTCTCAGGTTATTACATCGAATAATATTCAATTAAATCAAATTCCATCTCGTTTTATAATTTGTGTTCAAGTACCCCCTACTGAACAAAATTCCGCTTATACTGATTCTTTCCTTTCAATTAAAAATATTTCAATTAATTTTAATAATAAAAGTGGTATTCTTGCAAGTGCTCAACAAATTGATTTGTGGAAACTTTCTGTTAAAGCTGGTTCTACTCAATCTTTCGCGGAATTTATTGGATATCAAAATACTCTTATTACTACTTACGGTGTAGCAACTGCAACTCAAACCGTCCCTGTTAGTTATTCTACTAAATACGTTTCTACAACTGGTTCTATATTTGTTCTTGATGCTGTAGATTTGGGTCTTGAAGACTATCTCTCTAGCGGCTCACTTGGACAATACAATTTACAAATGAATGTCACCTGTTATAATCAATTTCCTTATATAGTTGTAAAACCACAATTAACCATTATCGCATGTAATGAAGGTATATTTTCTACGATTGCTGGTTCTTCAAGTATAATGACTGGTCTTCTCACTAAAGAAAAGGTATTATCAACTAAAGAACAAGAACCTGCTGTTGATTCTGAAAGTTTCAAAAGATTTGTAGGCGGTGTAATGTCTAATGAGTCAATGGCGAATGCTATTCCATTAATAGGAAAACATTATAAAAAATTATCATCTGGGCTTGCTCACTCTATTGTTGGAAGTGGTGCATCTGGCGGGGGGTTCTCTGGTGGTGGTGCCTCTGGAGGGAGACGGCATTTATCTAAACATTTTATCTAAACAATTTATTTAATTAATTAAAATGATATTTTCAAATGAATTTTATATATATAATATATATATATATAAATGATGGAATACAATAAAATGATTTCTGACAAAATACGAGAAAACCAATTAAATGCAATTAGACATTATCCACAGCCTAACATGTTTTTAAAAATGACTGGTGGAGTTAGAATAATGGCTCATCCTCTTGCATCTGGTAATGAATACGGCAATCCTTCAACACTTGCAACATCAGGCGGAAATATAGGAAAATCACTCGCAAAAATGGGCAAAAGTGCCTATAAAAGCGTTGCAAAAGTGGGAAGTGAAACGACAAAAGCAATCGCAAAGGATATACCAAACATGGCTGTTAAAACTTTAAATAATAGTGTTGTGCCTGCCTTTTCTAAATATGGAGAGAAAGCATTGACAAATTATTTAATGCCTGCCGTGGAAAGTGCGGGGGAAAGTGCTGTTGAAGCAAGTGTAGGAATGGGAAGACGCCGAAGAGGACGCCCTAGAAAAGATAGTTTTCAGGGAGGCTCTTTTAAATCTGTAATGAAGAAAGTGGAAAAAGTGGGAAAACAAGTTATTAAAAAAGGAATACCAATGGTTGAAAAATACGCTACTAATGCTTTAATGGATTACGCTTTACCTGCTGCCGAAACGGCGGGAGAGACTGTTGCTGCTAATCCTGAATTATTACTTT